AACTATCGGGGTTAACGCGGGCAAGTGGTATTGCGAGCTCCATGTCGATTTTGAAGCTGGGGCGAGTAACCTATTCTGCGGAGTAGGGACTGAGGCGATGGCCCTCAATGGGTTTGTCGGACAGGACGTCCAAGGATGGGGCTATCAGTCGCTTGGTGGACCAACGGGGCTTAAGTATAACGGTGGCGCAGGAATCTCTTACGGTGTCGGCGCAGGAGCTGGGTACGCCACGGGTTCTACCATTGGCATCAAGCTGGACGCCGACGCCAAGACAATCGAATGTCTGGTGAACAACGTGTCGCAGGGCGTGATGTTCACGGGACTCTCAACTTCACCCCTATTTATCGCAGTTGGTATCTATGGGAGTGCTAGTGGCTTTACGGCGAACTTCGGAGCGACCCCGTTCACCTATCCCATCCCTACGGGCTACACGGGCGGACCTTATGTCGCTTCCCCAGTAGGAGCGACATTCGCCACATTGGACGTTGTTGCTGCCAATCTTGTCATCAGCAATTCTGGCCGAACTGTTACCAAGACTGCCGCAGGTGGAGTCTGGAATTCCGCGAAAACGTCGATGCGGAAGAGTGTTGAAGGCTGGTACTGGGAAGCAACCGCCGAGGTACTCGCTGGAAGCTATCAGTTTATAGGGGGGTGTAACCCCCTTTCATCTTTGGAACCTGTGGGGCAAGACCCAAACGGGTTCAGTTGGCAGAATAGCGGTCGCCTGTTTACTGGCGCAGGCTATGTTGGTACGCAACCTGCATTCGTCCAGGGAGATGTGTTGGGCTTTGGGTTTGACCAAAGCGTGGAATATAAACTGTTTAAGAATGGAATCGCAGTAGAGTCCTATGTACCTAGCTTCGTAGGGCCATACGGGGCTACCGCGTCGATGTGGTATTTGAATGATGTGGTGACATTTAACTTCGGGTCTGTTCCGTTCAAATATGCCCCTCCTTTCGGATGTAATCCGGGACTGTACACACCATGACCTACAATGCTGGAGTTCAGCTTGACGCTAACGGCTTTATCGTCACAACGACAAACCCGCCCACATCTTTCGTCAATGGGCTGGGAACTGCGCGAGTAGGAAGCGAGGATGCGCTCTGCGTGGATGCGGTTGGTGCGATCGCTTCTTACAGTGGCGGACTTCCCTACACCGCAACGGGGGCGCTCGCAATCACGATTGTGACCCCGCCTGTTCTACGCGCATTTTCCAGCGGCTTTTCAAACGGATACCAATAATGGCTCGCACTTCGATTCAGGCTCTTATAGCGCAGGCTACAGCGGATTTCGCTGACAATACCGCTGGAGCGATTACCCCGGTCAAACTGCGAAATTGGGCTACGGCCTTCCTCGATACGATGGCCCCGGCATACGGTGCGATCCAGCGTATTACTGCGCTCGTTATCGCGGCGGTAGTCGGCACCCCTACGGTCATCGCCCCCTTTACGACACAGCTCGCCCTTACAGTATCCGACTTCAGTATCAACCTGACGAATGGCAGCGTGACGAATCTCATCGGCACAGTTCCGGGCAAGAGTACGCGCTTTACGATCGATGGGATGGTAGAGGGTGGAAACAACAACGTCATTACCATAGCCCTGTTCATTAACGGCGTTGCATCCCTTTACAACCAATCTATAGTCACCAACGGGGTGGGCAACCCGGTCGGCTTCAACTTTGCGGGCCTGACGTACCAAACGGTGAACACTGTAATGGACGTGCGGGTCACGGCGAATGCAGGCAGCGCGGGGAACTACACATTCTCCAATCTGTCTCTGCTCACCGAGAATGTCCCGGTAAATAGCTTCGTATAGGACTGCTATGCGTAAATCAATCTACGACCTTCTTGCACAGAACACGGCGAGCTTCCCGGACAATACGGCAGGAGCGATTACGCCCACGCTCCTGCGCACGATGATCAAAGACTTCCTGGACACGATGCAGCCCGCGTATGGAATGATTAAACGCCTTGCACCGCTTGCGTATCCCGTGACTGCGGTGCCCGCGCGATTCGAGCCGTTTGACACAACTGTGATCGTAAGCGCACCCGATTTTTCGGCCAACCTCGCGACAGGAACAGTCAATGCCCTGATGAATGGGCTGGCCCAGAAGGTTGTTCGTGGTACGCTCATGGGGACGATTGAAGGGCCAGTGGGAGCAGAAGTGACCGTGGAGCTTTACGCAGGCGGAAATGCCACTGGTTTTCAAGCATCTGTGGAATGCAACGGGGCGGGCAAGCTGGTCAGCTTTAACATCACAGGAATCGGGAACCCCACACTTGATACAAGTTACAACCTGTTTGTCTACGGGGATGTGCGGACTTTCACATTTTCCAATGTGTGGATGACCGTTGAAAACGTGCCTGTCATCGGGCCATAGACTTCGTAAGAAGAGGTTATAGGGGCGGCACTCCGTCCCTCCACGGAAGTGGGCAGAAGCGTAGCCTAGCAGGAGATTCAAATGCAACAGTTCGAAGGTAATCTGGACCACTTCAATCCGAACAATCCCACGGCGGGAGACGATCGTACGCCCGTACAGTTCTACATGGGGGCGTGGCACGATCAGTCTGCAAGCGAGCGGGAAGGGCGTCCGATCTATGTGGACATGGAGTACATCCGCATCGCCACCAGCAAGGATGCGATCATCGACCGGCCCATTCGCGACACTGACAAGCAACGCTGGCCTCATGCCTACCGTAACTGGAAGGCCACTGGCGTTAGCGAGCCGGGCAGCAGCGGAACTCCGCTTTCGGCATGGCCGCTGATGACACGGGCGCAGGTCGAGGAGTATCGCTATTTCAAAATCTACACGATCGAGCAGCTCGCCGAGGCCAACGACACCACGGGCCAGAACATCATGGGCTTCCAGAAGCTGAAGACGCTGGCGAAGGCGTACAGCGAACTCGCCAAGGGGCAGGCTCCTCTGCTGCGGTTGCAGGCCGAAGTCGATGATGGAAAGAACCAAGTCGCCGCGCTTACGGATCAGGTGGGCAAGCTGACCGCAGCACTCGAGAAAATGACCGCGAAAGGAAAATAGATGTCCTCCCTTCAGAAGCAGCAGCCAATTCTCTTCGAAGTCCAGGAAGCGTGTAAGCAACTCGCGCTTCCGGCACCCAATTCCGTATTTGGTTCGGGGGATGAGACTGCTATTCTGATGGGGTCGCTCGCGAACCTTGCGGGCATTCTGCTGACGGACACCTTCAACTGGCAAGACCTTCAGAAGCCTTTCGAAATCGTGGGCAATGGGGTCACGACCGAGTGGCCGTTGCCCGTTGATTTCAGTAGTTTCGTGGACAACACGGGCTGGTCACACGCTATTCGTCGCCCGGTGGTCATCCTCAATGCCCAGCAATGGGCAGCGATTTCAACGTGGCTGAGCCAGTCGTTCTACATCAACCCGGCCTGTCGCATCTACCAGAACAAGCTGCAATTCATGACAGCCCCGCCCAACGCGGGCAAGATCGTGTTTCAGTATCGCGTGTGCGACTGGGTGATCGACGGGCAAACTGCAAATCTTACGAAGACCATTGTCACGGATGATGCGGACATTCCCCGCTTCGACTGGATGATGATGGTTCTTGCCATCAAGACGAAGTGGCTCGAGCAGAAGGGAATGGACACCGCTGCATCGCAGGCCGACCTGAACGAGCGCTACAAGCAGCTCACGCAGCGCGACGAAATCGCCCCTATCCTCACCCTTTCCGGCCCGATGCCCGGCGGGTTCCGGTATCTGGACAATTTCTACAATTCTCCTGACACGGGCATAGGGATTCCGTAATGCTGCGTATTCCTGGAGCTGAGGTCGCACGAGCTCGCAAAGAAAGCGGGCTATTCATACCTGTGGGCGTTCCCCACAAGGGGTTGAACACGCGCTCGCCTTTCTCGGCAATGGACCCTAACGAGGCCATCAGCCTGAACAATGTGGTGGTGGAATCTTACGGTCTTCGCACCCGTAAGGGGTACACCGAGTGGGCGGTGGGGTTTCCCACTACGGCACCAATCCATTCGGTGCTGAGCTACTTCCCTGCGACCACTGTGGTCGCTGCTTCGGCATCCTCCCAGCTCTACGAAGATATGGTGGGGCTGATGATGGTGCAGCCCCGCTCGAATGCTGGTCCCGGCCCCGGCATTATCTTTGCTGCACAGGGGACATCCGTCTACAATGTCACGGCAGGCGGGGTGGGGCCGTGGACTGCCGAGCTCGGAATCACGGGGGTCGGCCCTTACTGGAACGGAGTCAACTACCAGAACGTTGCGGGGAATGTCTATCTCGCTGCTAACGAGGGTGGCGGGTACGCGATCTACAACGGTACAACGTGGGTGATGCCTGTCGCAGGAATTACCCCCACGGATATTGAGGGTCTTGACCCTACTACAATCGTCTGGGTGACCACGTGGAAGGAGCGCGTGTGGTTCCTTGCAAAGGACTCCTCAATCGCATATTACCTGCCCGCAGGACAGATCACAGGAAAGGTCACCGCATTTGAATTCGGTACGCAAATGGATCATGGCGGCAAAGCGTCGTGGCTTGGGGGCTGGACTGTAGATGGTGGGGCGGGCACAGACGACTACCTTGTGTGCTGCGGCTCCCAAGGTGACGTGGTCATCTACAAAGGAATTGACCCGGATGATGCTACCACATTCTCTCTTCACGGAGTGTGGTACTCCGGCCCGTTGCCGGTCGGTCATCGGTGCGTTGAGGCTGGGGGTGGAGAT